CGCCCGTTCGCTTCAGTGATGATAAGCCCCGCGTACGAGGCCCGTGCCCAGATGCGAGGACTAACCCCTCCGCTCTGCGTGAAATTCCCGTCCCACTTAACCCAACAACAGACGGTTCCGCCTGTAGTATCCATGCGAAGGTCCGCATGATCGGCAATCGTCACGTACTGAGCGGAGGCAATCGCAAATTGCAGGGCCGCATTGATTTTGCCCTCGGTGGTCAGTGTGCTGGTATTCGCACTGGCGACGCCATCGTGGCCGTTGCCGGTGTCGTCGGCCACCGTGGTGTTGGCGTCATTGTCGTTCATCAACCAATGGGCGACCAGCGTATCGGCCACGGCCGTGGGGACCGCCGGGATCAGCGTCATCTCCACATCGTACCGTCCTGCGCTGTCGGCGCGCGGCGCGATCTGCGGCGGGTTGAGCCGGTCGAACGTCACGGCGTACGTCAAGACGCGGATCGGGTCGGTCCAGTAGAACGCGCTGGCGCGGTGGTCGGCGTAGAACTTGGCGATCAGTTCCATGTCGGCGGTGCTCAGGGCATCGAGCCGGCAGTCGACCGCCCAGATCGGCTGGCCGAGGGCGTCGCGGATGCGATGGGCCCCGATGCCCAGGGGCATGCCCACCACGCCGCTGTCGGCGATCCGCCATCGCGGCGTCCCCGCCGTGTACGTCCGCGTCAGACTGTCGATCGGAAAACTGTCCATGTCATCGTCCCATTCTCTGGCTCAACGGGCCACCGTGCTCCAAATCGTCGAGCACGACGCCGATCACCCAGGCCTCGCCGTTCCATCGCGGCCGGCCGACGTGGGCGCTCTTGCCCTGCCCGTGGTTGACTACCTGGATCGCCACATTCGGCGCCGTCCCCCCGGCCGCGCCGCGTGATCGCATCTGCTGGTCTGTGAGGATCCACTCGTCGTTGCGGGCGATGATCGGCCGCTCGCCAGGAGCCAGGCCATTGTGGGCGCGCAGAGCACCCGAAAAGACAGATGGATCGACCCATCGTGTCGGAAAGTCTGTTGTGCCAATCCGCCCGCCGGTGTGGGCGACTGGGGCAGGAAACAAGGCGCTCATCCCCCGCGTCACCGCCTGATTGAGCGTCCATTCCAATGCCATCCGCGCCATCGACTTGCCCACCTCGCGCAGGGCATCGCCCAGGTCGTGGGCCTCAAAGATCGCATCGCTGAGGCTGCCGACCACGCCATCGCGCAGCGTCTCGCCCAGGTCCGCTCCCAACTTCCCGATTGTCGGCAACTTGAGTTTGAGTTCCGCCAGACCCGCCCGCATGCCCTTGAAGAACGTACCTCGATCCTTGTCCTCGCCAATATCAATCTTCTTTTTCTGCTCGGCGTACCACTTCGGGACCAGATCGCTGTCGCTGCCGAACAGTTCTTCGTACTTGCGCCGCTCCTCCTCCAGGATCGCACGGCGGATATCCCACGCATCCTTCGAGCTGGTCGTCATGTCCGTGGACATCCTCCGCCACGCACTCATCACCTCCGTGGTCGTGTCCTTCGATTTTGCATTGAAGCGATCCCAGAACGCATCGAAGTCAATCGGGCTCGGTGTGGGCGGACCGATGAATCGCGGCGGGGCTGTGTCCTTGTCCCGCACTTCCTTCTCGATCTGGTCCAGCAGTTGCCGCGTGCCGCCCACATCGTCTGCGGCAATGCTCTGTTCGAGCGCCGACCGCCAGGTCTCGCCAATCTCTTTCCATGCGGTGGTGATGCGTGCGACCATATCGCTCTGCGACGCCGGATCGAGTTCTCTAAATGTCTTGCTCAAATCCATCGGCGGCCGCGAGAACAACTCCAGCGACTTGTTCCACTCCTGCCGCTGCATTCGCATGCTTGACAGAGTGTCCTCGCTCAGAACCCCTCCGCCGCCCATCAGCGCCATGTCTCGTGCCTGTTGTGGCGTCAGACGTGGCCCCATCTCCTGCGGCGTCTGTTGCCGTGGCATGAACGGCCGACTGGGATCGAACAGATTCTCACCCCTCATGCGGTCGATCAGCATCTGCATGCGGGCCAATTCGTGCTCGTCGGTTTGTACCGTCATCACCGGCTCGAACGTCAATGCGCCTTGGACCTGCTCGATCGCGTGTACCAACTTCTCCAGTTGGCTGATCGCAAAGTCGGCAATCGGTGCGCCCAGTTTCTCCTTGACGTCGCCCCAGCGATTGCCCAACGAGCGTGCCTTGCCCTCCAAACTGGCGGCCGCTGCCTCTGTCAGATGAAACGACTCTGCCCCGATCTTTAGCAACTGGGCAAACCGCTGCTCCTGCGAAGCCGTGTCGTCCAGGACGATGCCATACCGGGTGAGCATCTGGGTCTGCCCCTGGGAGGCCCGTCCGATCAACATCATCGCCGTGCGCAAATCGATCTGGTATCGCTCCGCCAGACCCATCGCGGCCGTCGCCGCCTCCTTCAGTTTGCCCGTCGTGATCCCGAGATTCGTGCCGTAGGCCATCTCCTGAAGGATCAGCTCGTCACCGTACACAGTCCGCTTCTGCATCTCTGAGGCATAGTTTTTGAACTGCTCGATGTTTTCGCCGGTGGCGGCGGACAAGGACCGCTCCGCACGCTCCTGGAGCATGGCCGCGTCAGCCATGTTCCTGCCAAGGCGGACCACCCCGTACAGCCCGCCACTTAGACCGGCCAACGCCAGGCCCTGCTTGGCCATTCGCAGCAGGGCGGCGTTCGTGGAGGCCGTCTGCTTTTGCAGATCGTAGAGGCTCGTCCGCGCACGTTTGCTGTTGCGGTCAAAGGCCGTCGAGTCCATCGACAGCCGCGCGAGCATGTTCCAGATCGCCATCTACTTCGTCCTTCGTCGTGCGTCGCTCTTTTTGCGTTTGGGAAACATCCGCCCCATCACGCGGTCGCGTTCGGCCGCGTCCATCGCCCGCTTGGGCGGCCGGCTGACCGGCTGCAACTCGCCGCCAATCGGATCGATGCATCGCATGGCCTCGATCTCCATCATCTGTCGTTGGCTCAGGACGGCGAACAGGTGCTCGGGATGGGGGTATCCGCAGAACCACGCGAATCGAAACCACCATCGTCGTTCGCCGTCGGCTCGGAGTTTTTTTCCAACTCCTCCGCTGCGTCGGTCGTCGCACCGTGCAGCTCGAGGGCCGCCGCGAACAGCCGATCCACGGCCTGGGGCGAACGCCGCTCCAGAACCGCCAATGCCTCGCCGTCGAAGACCGGCTCGCCCGTCTGCGGGTCCACCACGCAGGCGGCCACGTAGGCCAGCGCGAACCGCACGGCCTGCTCGGGATCGTCGAAGTCGGTGCGCTTGCCGACGGCGCGAACCTGCTGATACGCCAGGGCGCCCATGCGCTGCAACGTCACCGCGCCGCCCCATTCGGGCACGTCCACGGTACGCCGCTCGGCGTCGTTGACCGCCAGTAACTGCTCTTTGGTCAGTGGTATTGCCATACAACAATCCTTCCCGTTCATCGTGTCGCTTATGGGTTATGCTTCCACGCCCGCGTGTTCCCACCCCTTGCCGTTGATCGGCTGGAGGGTCACCGCGTACGTCACCTGGTCGTCGCAGCCGCCGGACGACGGGGCCTCCAGGCTCGTAATCACCGCCGCATCGGCCGTCAGCGTGGCGCCGTTGTCAAATGCGAACTCCACATCGGCGATCGGCGTCGTCGTCGGCGGGTCGTGGGCCACCACCGCCTTGTCGAGCAGGCTCTTGTAGGCGCTGACGCCCGTCACCTCCCAGACGCCATCGCTGGTCGGCTGGAGGGTATAGTTGAAGTCGAGCCGGCCCTCGGGCCCCGATGCGCCTGGAAGGGCCAGTTCCGTCAGGATCGCCGAGGTCGTCGCGATCGCCATGCCGTCGCCGAGCGTCAGCGAGACCGCCACCTCCGGCGTCGCACTGGTAATCAGGGCGATCAGGTCATCGTAATCCCCGTCATCGTCGAAATCGTAGATGCCGCCGACGTTGAGGGCCCCATACCGGAACGTGCCCAACAGCAGCGTGCGGGCCCAGCTATCGCAATCCATGACCTCCGGCGTATTGCGGGTCATCAGATTGCCGCCGATACTGGTCAGGTGGCCGATCACGCTGCTGTTGACGCTGATCTTCGCACCCCGGAGGACCTGATTGATCGCCGACGCCGTTGTGTAGCAGGCGCAGCGCACCGTCAGCGCACCGTACGCGTAGAGGCCGGGAAGGATGCTGTTGGCGGCATCCTCGCAGATGTTGTATTCCGGTGCGTTGCGGGTCGCAAAGCTGCCGGAGGCGTCGATCACCTTGCCGACCGTGATGCCGTCGGTCGTCCCGAACTTCAGCGTCGCGCCGTACAGAAGATTGTCGATTGTCACAGCCATATCAGGACTCCTTACAGATCATCACGATCTCAATGAATTTGCCGTATTGCTGCGCCGTTTCGTCCGGCGCCAAGCTCTCGATATCGCCCTGGTTCTCGACGAGGATCATCTGCACGCCGCCGTCGTCGGCGTCACGATACCCGCTCAGGACCGCACGCACCGCCTCGCCGAGCGTCGCGGCCCCGGCGTGCGTGGCGCTCCACGCCGTCACCTGAAACCGACCGTGCGCCAGGCCCTGGCCGTCGCAGTCGTAGTCACGCCATCCGCCCACCTGGCGATAGATGAGCCGGTCCTCTGTCTCGCCCGGCGTCGTATCGCCCAGCGGCGTGATCCGGCCATCGACGATGCTGCTGATCGTCGTATCCGTCGAGAGAATCGTATAGAGCGTCTGGTCCATCATCGGCGTCTATGCTCCGCGACCAACCGATCCAGCTCGCGGGCCAGCGTCCGGCTCAGTTCGGCCTCCGTCTGCCGCCGACTGGCATCGACGGCCGGGCCCATGAACGGCTTGGCCGCCACCGGCTTTCCGGACCGGTCCTTGTGTCCGAACTCCAGCGCGGCCGGGATGAACGTGCGGTGTCCGGTCGTCTTTTTGGTGGCCAGCGAACTGGAGGCCCCTCGTGGATAATGCACCAGCCCGGCCGCCTCGGGCTCGGCAAAGAGTACGTCCATCGCATACGTGCCCGCCGGATTCCTGCGCCGGGCCCGCAGCTTGACCGCCTTGCCCATCCGCTCCCGCAGGCCGGGCCCCATCCGCTCTTCGACCCGCGACGAGAGGCCTTGAATATGTCGCTTAACCGAATCAAAGACCACGCGATGCGCATCCCGCACCGCCCGGCGGATGCCTTTGCGGGCCGAGACCTTCTCGAATTGGGCAAACAGCCGATCCAATTCCTTGACCCCCTCGATGGTAAAATGGTAGCCGCCGCTCTGCGATACGCTCATGGTACGATCTCCCGGCAGTCCAACACCCACTCGCGGCCCGCCTCGGCGGCGTTGATCGCACCGCGAATCTCGAACACCCGACCGGCGTAGAGCAGACGGTTCTTGCTGGTCAGCGACGGAAACGCGTTATGCCGCAGGTAGACCCGGTGACTGATCGCCCCCTCGATCCCCTGCTGCGCGACCCGCTCGTCGCCCTTGATCGGCTCGATCCCGGCCCAGACGGTGGCCACCGTCGCCCAGGTCTTGATGACCTGTCCGGTCGCCCCGCGACTGTCGGTCGCCTGCTGGATCGCCACTCGTTTTTTCAATCGTCCTGCTCTCATACCGGCACCAATCGATCGATGCCCAACAGCGCCTTGGCGCCGAACGGAATTTGATGGATGGTCAATGGGCTCGTCTCTTCGCGGTTTTCGTACAGGCTGGCCGCGATCATCAGGATCGCGTGGCGGTAGATCGCCGGGACGTCCGTCGCCTCCGTGCCGTAGCCCGCCGTGTAGGTCACGGTCACAGCGCCCGTGACCGCCTGTGTGCCCGGCCAGCTCGTGCCGAAGGCCGGTGTGATCCGACCGACGGTCGAGCCGATGGCCACGCGGTACGCGGCGGCGTCCAGCGTCTGCTCGTCGCCGTTCGAATCGAGGTAGACGATGCTCTCGACCGAGACCAGCGGCGCAAAACGCGGCTGGATCGTGCCGCCAAAGGCGTCCAGCGTATCGACGCACGACTGGCTCAGAAACTTGCGGCCGTTGTACATCTCGGCCCATCCCGTCGCCGCCGCCAGGTAGCCGGCCAGCAGTGCATCCTCCTCGGTCTCGTCGGCGTCGATCCGACAATGGGCCTTGAGTTCCGACACGCTCACCGGCCAGTCGCCGGCGGCCTCCGGCCAGGTGCCGCCCGAGGTCAGGCACAACACCTCATCGCGGTAGTTGATCTGCCCGTCGTCGGCGTGCGCTGCGTACGTCTGATACCGCACGCCGCCGGTCCACGCCTCGGCGATCACCGAGCAGGTCCAGTGGCCCCGGCCATCGTGCGCGCCCGTCCCGGCCGCTGCTTCCGTCGCCGACCACGCCGCCTCGGCGCCGTCCCACCACTGGCCGGCGGCGGCGCCCGAGAGGGCCTTGAGGTAGTGCGTCACCACGCCGGTAGTGATCGGGTTGGTCCCATCGTTCAGATCGGCCGTGATGAGATTCGCTTGTCCGGATCGCACGAACTGCATGGCATCACCTCTACAAAACTACGCCGGAGGGATGGTCAACGTCAGTGTGCCGACCGACACGGTCCCGCCGGCCAGCCATGCGGTCTCATCGAAATTGATGTCACCGCCGGAGGTTTCGGCGACGGTGCCGTCGGCCACCTTCGTGGTCCCGTCCGATTTGTACAGCGCCCAGCAACCTGCCGTACCGGAGTCCCCTGCCGTACAGAGCAGGAACGCCTCTGCCGTGCCCGAGACGATCGGGTCTGCCGTGGTCTTGCTGACCACGTCGCACTGCACCGTATTGGCCTGTCCGGGAATCACCTGCTGCATGCGC